GGATCTTGGTGCCGCGCAGGGTCGGCGCCCAGTTGTCGCAGACGACGGCGGCGCCCGGCTGCATGTAGGCCAGGTTTTCGCTCTCGACCAAACCGCGCAACGGCGCCGGGATGGTCTGCGGCTGCAGGTGCTGCGCGGCCTGGGCCGGCACCGGCTCACGGCGAAAGAATTGGTGCACGCTCATGTCGGTGTTGGCCCTATAAAGATGACGTCAGGGAACGTGGAGCGCGACTTGCGGCCAATGATGATCGGTGCCGGCGCGTCGGCGCCCATCAAATTGGTCAGCGCGTCGGCGTAGGTGCCCATGTCCTCCGCGTAGGGCGAGCCCTTCAGGGCCTTCCACTGCCAAATTATCCCGAGTTTCAACAGCCGCTCATCGATCGCGTAGCGGTCGAGGTCGTTGATGAAACTGTCGCCTAAACCGCCGGACGCCAGTGCCACGCAGTTGCGGTGCAGGTAGGAAAAATACACGAACTGGTCGGTGTCTAGCGCCGGGTGCAGCAGCAGTTGGCCGCCGGCCATGGTCCACTCGCCGTAGGTCAGGTTGCCCCAGTTGGCGAGGCGGCGGTTCATCCAGTCGTCGGTGTCGGTGACCAGCATCATCGGCGTGGTGCCTGAGGTCGAGCGCCAGAGGTTCGACGTTAGCAGCATCCGCTTGTAGTCCGCCGGCAGGTTGAAGGCGCTGCAGCCGATCGTCATCGGGTTGTCGGGGTCGATCACGGCGCCGGAGGTAGCGACGTATTTCACCGATTTTTTAAGCATGCTCCAATCGCGCGTATCGTAAGCGATGCGCTGCGCCACTTCATTGGCGAGCGACAACATCTCCGTCATGGTGCGGTTGCCTGCGATCCCGGCGAACACCGAGGTTGGCTGCTGCACGCCTACCGTGGCGCAGACGTCTCGGATGATCGACAGGATCGTCATTATGCAACCTTGTCTGGACTAGCCTCCTCGGCCATTCGCACCAGGGTCTTGCGCGCAATATTGCCCTTCGGCGCCACGCCGGTTTGCGTCGTGACGTACTGCCGGATCGCTTCGGTATCCATGTTGTCGAACGCCGACACCGGCGTTGCTGCTTTTTCCTGCTTGCGCTCGCGCGCTTCCTTCATGTCCTCCTCGAGGATGACATTGCGGGCCTTCAGCGCCTCGAGCTCGGCCATCAGCTGCAGGTTGGGCGCGCCGCGCTTGCTTTCCTCGATGAACTCGACCGCCTGGTTCTTGATCTCGCGGCCGCCAGGGCCGAGGTTCTTCAGCTCGACGCCGTCGACGCCGGCGAGCGCCTCGACCGTGTAGACATTCAGCGCACGCAGCTCGGCGCGGCGCCCCTCGGTCAGGAACGGCGCGTGTGACAGGGGCGTACCGCTCTTGGTCTGCGCGGTCATCATCTTGAATTGCTTGTACTGGCGCGAGAACCGCTCCGCGTAGGTCAGCGGGACCTGCTCGCCGGTTTCTGGATCCTGGCCCCAATGCGAGAAGAATAGTGCCGGGTAGACGCCAACGTTCTTGGAGCCGGGATACCGCAGCTCGACGACTTCCATATCGTCATAGATTGGACGGCCCGCCTCGAGGCTTTTCTGCTCGTTCTTGGTGGCGTGGTTCTTAAACAGTGCGACCACGGAGGCGTCCGGGTCATGGTTGAGTGGCATAGGGTGCTCCATTCTCGAATTGATAACGCTGGAGCCGCACCCGCCGGGGAGCGGCTCCAGCTTTTTCTACACGTGAGGTCGCTCCACCCGCACGTGTAAAAACTCTTACGTAGCGGTATCGCTATCGTAGAACCTCCAGTTGAACATGGGATTGGTTTGCGTGAGTTCCCCCATAAATCCAATGAATTGGGCGATGGCGTCCTTATCAATTGGCATCTGACCATCGCCTTCAAATAGCGTGTCAAAGTTGCGTTGAGGGTGATAGCGAAGCCGCAGCGAGTCGGTGTTCAATCCGAACGTTGTATTCGGCGGCATATTACTGCCGATGCCGCCGTCGAGCACAATCTCTGCGCGTTTTCCGCCGCCGACATATTCCAGCGACGAGAACCCGAGCTTGCCCATCGAGGTCTCATTGGTTTGGCGCTGGATCGCGATCGTGGCCGCGTCATACGCCGCGTAGTGCTCGGGGCTCATGAGCAGAAGATCCGCGTAATCCTTGCCGCGGCCCTGCTTGGTCATGACGTAGTTGAGCATTGGGCGAATAGTGTCTTTGGTCACTTGCGTGCCGAGCGGCGTCGACATCGTTTGCGCGTTGAAGATCTTGGTGCGCCAGATCGCGTTCGCGGCTGGTGCGCGGTCTATTCCGCCGTATACACCGCTGTCGACGATGACCGGAACCGCGGTGGCCAGGCCGGTGATCGCCTTGCCGCCGTTAGCGGAGCCGTCACCGTATAGCGCGGCGTCCATCGTATCTTCCAGGGAGCGTTCGGCCGCGTCGATATACGCGTCGTACACATCCATCAGCTGATTTTCGCCCTCATTGTTGAGGATCTCTTGCATGCTGAGAATTACTGGTACCACGACCATCTTCGGTTCGAAGAAGGCGTCATTGAATAAATCGATCGCTGGGTTCAGCAAAGGATCGTAGCCGGAATACCACTGCGCGACATTTTTTGAGACTTGCAGCGTCTGGCGAATGCGTGGGCCTGAGTAAGTTTGCCAAAGGCCTTTGCGTTTCATGACAGCCAACAACGCGTTGTTGTTGGAGACGAGGTCTTGATAGCTCGAGCTGCGCTCCTCGAGCGCCATACTCAAGATCTGCTGGTAGTGAGCATTGGTGGTAACGTTGGCCATGTCGGCGCTCCCATCGGATGATCAGAACTACGCGGCGCCATTGACGCGACGGATCGCGTTCGAAATGGCTTCGCGGCGGCCGACCGGCTTATCTGAGCGCCTAGCAGTCCCGTTTGAGGGGCCGGCAGCTGGCGCGCCGTAGATAGATCGATCGGTAGGTCGGGTCTGAGCCGATGGGTTGCCGGTCTGAGCGGCGTGGGTGGCAGGTCGGAGCAACTCTGCCCTTCTGTAGGCGGCCTCGATATCGAAACCGAGCTCGAGCTCGTTCTTGATCAAGTCGCCTAATTCGTCGAACCGCGGGTGCCGACCGTCGTCGGCAAACTGGTCCACTTGGGAGCGAGTGTAGTTGAACTGTATTCCGGTCTGCAACTGCTGCAGCTCGTTTTTTAGCCCATAAATTTCCTGGTGCAGGGAGCCGATCTGCTGGGCGGTGGCGGCCTGCGCGTTCTGCTGCTGCACCAGCTTGTGGCTGTCGGGGCTCTGGTTGAGGATATGATAGCATATGTCGCGCAGGTCGAGCTTCTCGCCGTCAGACGTCCTCAGGTTGAGGTTGTTGACGATCACGTCCAGCCCGCCGATGACGTCCTGGCGCAGCTTCTGCTCCATGGTGACGTAGTTGTTCAGGGCCCGGTCCAGGGTGGTACCGTGCTGCTGCGCCATCTCATGGTAGCCGCGGATGGGTTCGAACGCCTCGGCGGCGCCCCGGTAGCGTTCATACGCTCCCTGGAACTCCTGGTGCATGCGATAAATTTCGCCCCTCACCCGTTCCGGCGTGGCGTGCCACTCGGCCTTGGCATGGTCGGCCATCCTGGCCGGCGGCTCGGCGTAGGGCGCGTGCGGCGGCAGCTTTTGGGTGTAACCCCGGGGGTCAGGCTGACCGGGTTGCTGATCTGTTCCCGGTTTGTGGGCAGGGTCGGTGGCGTTTGTTTGGGCGCGCGGGGCGAAGGTACCGCGCTCCGTCCGTAGCGGCTGGTCGCCGGGCCGTTTCTTGAGGTCGATGCCCTCGGGTGGCGTCTCCTCGGGCGGCTTGTTGTGGCCAGGGCGGGCCTCAGCGGCCTTGGGAGGGGGTCTGGATGCGTCCTTGGGCTTGGCCTTCGCCGGATCATTGGCGCGATCGAAAGCCGCCTGGATGGCCTCCCTGCGGGTCTGTGGCTTCTCCGAGGGCGCTTTCTCGGGGGGTTGGTTGCTGACCGGAGCCGGCGCGTTGGCCGGGTTCTGGTCAATCACCACCTCATTGGATGGCGTGTCGGGCGCCGCGCTCGGCGGCGCGACGGTTACGTCGGTCATGTGGAGCTCCCTGGGTTACGGACGATTGGTCCGAGGCCGATGCCCGGCCTTGTACTTTTCAGTCGCAATTTGAATGGCTTGCCGACGTTCGCGCTTGGTTTCTGCGGAATCTGTCGCGCGCTTTTTCGGTGGAAGCCGTTCATTGCCTACTTCCGTCAGCCCCAGGGAGCGGCCGACGCGACGGAACTCGGCTTTCGAAGTGTAGAATTTGCCGTCGACCTGCTCGGTCTCCGGCATGGTGTCTGAAATCACGTAGGGTAGTGGCAGGCCAGAGCGTGCAGGCGCATGAACTTGACGCTTGACCCGCCACTTGTTGGGTTCGATCTCGATTAGCTCAATCTCTGGCATCTCCTCCTCTCAGGTTTCGACGACGAGGCCGAACTCGCGAGCCTCGCCCTGCGGGATCAGGTTGTAGCGATCGCCGGATATCAGCCGGAGCGCCTTGCAGCAGCGCAGCCGGTCCGGGTTGAGCGCGATAATGGTGCCCGGCGGCACATTGAATTGAAGCCTGGTCGAATTCATGCCGTCATACATCGTGTAGAAATTAGCGCCGTCCGCGGAGCCCTCGATGGTGATGATCGCGGGGGTCCAGTCCGCCGGCATGATCAGGCCGACGACCGCCTTGGCGGTCGAGATGTCGATGGCGTTGGAGATTCCGGTGACGCCGCCGAACCAAAGTGGAATAACCGTAGGCGTGCCCATCAGCGTTTCCTGTTCTTTGGTAGGTGCTTGGTCGGGCGGCCGCGGTGCACCGGCTTGAAGTCGCCCTCTTCCTCGGCGGCCTCGATTTCCTCCTCGAGCTCATCAGGATCGGCGAGATCATCAGGGTGAGTATCGGCGTGAGGGTGCGCCTTGCGCGTTTCCGGCGGTGGCGCGGGCTCGTTCACTGTGAAGGTCTGCCCGTCCGTGGACGCGCCCAGCAGCTCCACCGTCACCGTGTAGGTGCCGGCCTCGAGGTCGTTGGGCACAGTGGCGTTGAGCTTGTGCGGTGCCTCGTACTCGGTATCGAGCAGGACGCCCTCAAACGTGACGGCGCAGCCCGGTATGAAGTTGTCGCCGTGCACCACCAGCAGCTGGTCGACAGTGCCGTGCGGCATCTCGGCCGGGTTGAGGCCCTCGATCGTGGGACGACCCTCCGGCAGCTGCGCCGGCTCGTTGTGGCTGTTCGGC